TGGCGTGAGATCTTCGGTAAAGGCTTCGTAGAAAATTACGAGGAGCAGAAGATAAACCAACTGATCGACCAGTACTGGTTCACGGGAAAGGCATTCTACAAAGTGCTGAACAATACCCCCGTGATCATCCCCAAAGAGCAACTGATACTTGAGCTTCGGAAAGCAGGGTTTAGTCCTAAAACTAAGAAAGGTCAGGCTCTGTCGGAAGTCGAGCAAGCAATCCTCGCCATCAGCAATGACTGCCGTGTCGAAGAAGTTGCTCCTGTGGTGTTCTCGGACAAGAGGCTGGTAACCTTTGGGTCTCGCCGTATTCTCAACAGCAACTTCTCAAAGCCTGTTCAGCCAGCCACAACAGGAGATGAGTCCAAGTGGCCATGGCTCCGCACCTTCTTGCTGAACTTCTTCGACGTTGACAACAACGGGGAAGACACACTGCCTTACTTTCTGGCATGGTTCCAGCGACTGTATGAAGCTGTGCTGGAGCATCGTCTGGATCAAGGACAGCTTCTAATCCTGCTTGGTGAGTCAGGAAGGGGTAAGACCCTCTTGACGAACAGGATTGTTGGTGATGCTGTAGGTGGATGTTCAGACGCATCTGATTACCTCTCAGGAAAAACTACCTTCAACAAAGACCTCTGTGGATCTGCCGCATGGGTGATTGATGACCAGACTGCCGCGGCCACTTACGCCGACCAACGCAAGTTTGTAGAGCTCACCAAGCGGTGTGTCGCCAACCCGCGACTGGAGTATCACGCCAAGTACGCGGACGCGGTGCCTCTGCCTTGGGCTGGTAGGGTGATGATGTCTCTCAACTTGGACGCAAACTCCTTGGCGGCCTTGCCTACACTGGATTCTTCCAACCGAGACAAGATCATCGCTCTTCGTGCCGCTGGCACAGGCAGGGTCAAGTTTGGATCGAACAAACAGGTAGAGCAGACTATCGCTGAGGAAATGCCATACTTCCTCAAGTGGCTGCTGGAGTGGGAAGCACCAGAAAGAGTTATCCACGCTGGTCGCTTTGGTGTTCGCACCTACATTGATCCATTCGTAGAAGCAGCAGCGTATGACAACTCATCTCGCTCGGCGATTGCTGAGATGGTCGAGTTCTTTGCCAAACAAGTTCGCACCAACAGCAGTGAACCCATCAAACGCTGGAGGGGCACACTCACCGAGTTCACCGTAACTCTGCACGAAATAAATGGGGGACGTCCTGTGGGTAATTCCAATAATTTGGAGTTCGTTCGCCGCGGTATGACTGTGCTGGAGGAGGTGTCCGCTCACAATTCTTCTATCCGCAAAGTCCGAAGCAAGGGGCAGGGCGGAGGAAAAGTTTGGGAGATCGACCTCAACCCTAGGTATGATATCGACGACGGGGGTGAGGATTGGTAAGATAGGTTAGTGAAAGTTCGCTCCCTCACAGACCCCATAACTGGATGCTGGTACACGTACTTCAAGGATCCAATTTATGGGGTCTACTGCTACTTAGTAGTAGGGGTCTCCACCGAGATCGAGCTAGTCAACTTCTGTGAGTCTGTAGAGATTGACGTGGCGGACTTCGAGCTGGAGCATGGAGAATTTGCTGGTGCCTGTTGGGGGCCTGAGGATGGCTCATCTGTCGTGATGGCATTGGCGAGTTTTGATTCGACAGACCCACACAGCATAGACACCTATTGCCATGAGCTGTTCCACTTCACGCACACGGCTCTTTCTGGAAGAGGCATCGAGCACCAAAACTCTCGTGGGTGTGAAGCCTTCGCTTACTACTGCGGGTTTGTGTCTGGAAACTTCTGGCGAGAACTTACGAAAGAGTAATTTCCTTCTCTGGTGAATGCAACTCAGCCAGAGTCACAGAAAACTCGTCAGCATAAGCGGGCCTCCAGTCATCCCCTCGCTTTTCTCCTTTGGGCACATACTCAGCTAGATCGAAGAACCTGCGAGAGGGGAGCCAACCAACCAGTGTCGCCACTGTAAGTTGAGGATTGCACCGAACAAAGAAGTAGATGTCGCACTTAGTCATTAGCTTTTCCTTGCGGGACTCGTTCCCATAGACTCGTGCCGTGTAATGAGGTTTTGGTTCCGCGGAGGCTTGGGTGGTCTTCACATCCACGGTGTATCCCTCATCTGTAATGATGTCGTAATCGAAGATCTCGTGCCCTACACGTTCTCCTCCTATCAGTTGATGCACGAGGATCTCTCCCATGCATCCGATCTTGTTACCTCTTCCACGGGTTAGGGAGCCATGGAGCACACCCATCTCTTTGGCTTCGCGTCGAGCCTTTGATTTTTGATGTTTGCTTGGCTCAATCGTTATCAATACATGGGGCGGATGTTAGCCCTCCCAGCAGTTCCAAAGGGGTCAACCTTCAAACGGGGGATTGCCGCACCGCGACTAGAGTTAGCTTCCTCTTCCAAAAGTCGCTGACACTCGCGCCAGTGATACTGGGCTCGCTCCAAATCGGCATGGTCTTCGGCTATACGTCCGAGTAGTCCATGCTTGAGGGCACCAATGTTGTCAACATACACAACATCGTTTGCACCACTGATGGGTTCAAAAGCCCGCTTGCACAGGACATGCACCACCGTAGATCCGTCGACAGAACGGTTGAGGCGGTAACGACGGAATCGTGTGACTCCCGAATTGGGTCCCAAGGTAGCGATGGTGGTATCCGAGTCGGCGGCGTCGGTACGAATGTCGTAGCGGTAGAGTAAGTCGGTAAACTGCACTTTATCAATCTGAGTGACAGTCGAAGAAAAAATAATGGTGTTCAGCCCTGAGCCGATGGATGCCTCATATACATCGCCGTCGTCATTGCGGGCAGTAATCGTGATCTGCTCTCCAGCAGTGGTGTCCACCGCAACTGCGTCAGCCGTCTCCTGAGCAGGAACCACATACAGGGTTGTCAATCCAGCTTCAGGAAGCAGTTTCAGGGTAGGCCAAAAACCAGAGTCAATCAGTCCCCAAGACATATCTGTGGATGCACCAGAACCCACGGAGTTAAAGTCGTGCCATAAGGAGCGCACAGGAACGGGCTGGTTATTCACCGTGACGAACAGGATAGCATCCGCGTCGTCGGGCAAAGTCACCCCCGCGTCAATCACTTCGAGAGAGTGCTGCACCGTGAGGTCTCGATAAATACCCATACCATAAAGGCGGTCCAGCACTTGATTGAGGCTCTTCATCAGATCACCAGATGGCTCGATGTAGTCTGAGAGTAGGGTGCTGATTTTGCTGTAGGTGGTGGCGGCCATGGGGAGATGCTACAGGATTTAGGGGCTTAGGTCAATTCTTCGGGGAGAGACTCAGGAGATCGTAATATCTACGGTGGATGTGACCCCATCATCCGTTTTAGAGTAGGAAAAAGTCTGCCTCCAGTCATGCCAGTCAGCCGTTGTCCAGCCACTGATGTCAATATCTCCGTCGGGCTGGGGCACATTATATGTGGAGTTTTCTCCGATGGGACTATGGTCGCTACCAAATGATCCAGTGCGAAGGACATCGTGGACATGCCACTCATTCAGGATGGGGGTTTCGAGAAGAGTAAAAAAGGGGACTGAAATGGATGTCGTGATTGGGACGGTTTCTGTGTACTCAGATCCTGTCCCAGCATTATACGTATTTTCTGCCTCTCCCACTTCCACATTAGAGAGATCTATCAATTTACCTCCACTTTCTGGCCCAAAAATTTTCATACCCTGATAGTTAGTATCACAAAGACTGAACTCCAAATCCTCGTAATATGGAGGTGAGGGGAGGTTAGTATTAGTGACTCGATAGAGGCGGGTCCTAGATGGGGCCAAAATGAACAAGGCTTTATTGGCGTTGGCAACGTATGAATACCCTTTGTCGGAGATACGGATAGGTCCCTCCGTTCGCAGCCCGTCAAGATCAGTGTCAGGCTCAACAGGCAGTAAAGATGATTCCGTCGCTTTCGCGATAGACTCCCGATCAAACGTAGTAGTCTGGTCGTAGTCGAACGTATCTACATAATCAAAACTATCAGTAGACCCACTTCGAGTCCCTAAAATCCGAATGCGGATCTCGATCTGAGTGTAGATTGGTTTGGCTTCCCAATCTACCGCCCCTCCCGTTCCACTAAGAAAAGGGCTTTGTGGGAGAGGGGAGTCATGTGGGAAACTCTCACCTAGTGAAATATCCAGATTGTCGGGATCAAAAGCGCGGACCCACGGCTTGAACAAGAGGGATTGGGGGGAGTATGACATTACAGTTTCCCCCAGAAGATGCTGTTGCCCATACTGCGAACAAGCAGGTTCCCACCACTAAAGATGCGATCAACTGAGGTAACCTCACCACCAGAATATTCAACGTCTCCCAGAGGAAAGTGTCCCGTAAACCCAGTCGCGCTAATAGCGTCTCCAGAATTTGTAGTCTCGATAGTTGACACATAAGTATCAGGGGAGCCAAAGGTCCCCACCACTTTAAGCCAAACAGTAGTGTTGCCGCTGATTGTGATCTCAGGGTACGGAGCAGTAGTAGTGAGGGAGCTTCCCCCGATAGTGGGAACTCCTCCATTCACGAGTCCATATTGTACGTAGACCTTGTCAGAGTCTGACAACCCCTGCCGCACAATGAGGGGAGCAAAATCATACCCCAACAAATTTTCTGAAGTCCCCACCTCTAAAACTCGCTGCTCCTCGAAACCGCCAATAGGATCGAAAAAAGGCGCAAGATCAGATATCCTCATGGGCTGTTTGAGGGCGGAAAAAGCCGCCTCAAACGGGCTGGGGGTATCAATCCCGCCAATTTGTATCCGTGGTTCATTCATTAGGTCGAGATGGTCAGGTCGTCGGGCGGGAATATCCACACACGTCGACGGAGCCAACCACCCTTGGTGGGTTCTTGAACATCAGTCACTTTAAGACCATCAGTCCCGACATCGTCCCAATCCGCGTAGTTAGTGGCATCAAACTGATAGGTTACTACAGTGTACTCAAAAACTGGATCGTCTGTTCCACTCGTCCATGCAAAAACCCCAGTTCCGCCGCCGTAGGATTCGTCGGGGAGGCGAGGATGCAAACAAGCAGGCACTGAGATATTGAAATACGGGGTGACAATAACAATAGGTTTTGGCAGGGGTGGTTGTTCTGGCTCAACTCCTGTAAACTCATTCGGACTCCAATCAACTTTGATGCGAGCTTTGCACGGCCCACTATAGCGGTGATGCTTGTAGTCCACTTCCGTAACGCGCCACTCGCCACCCTCACGCTTAAACCATACCGCCTCGCCAATATTATCCAGCACAGCGGGCCAAGTGTAGTTCTGACTGGTGTAGTAGTCTTGAACGGTGACTGCGTCGCCGTCGACAGTGCCTGCTATAATCGGAACTGTCTCAATCGTAAACCAGTTACTGGTGCGTTGCTTGCCTTCCCGTCTGTAGTAAGTAGTTTTACCTCCGTCTGTAGCCGTGTAGGCATCCCAATATGTATTGCTGGGGTCATCAAAAAGGTCTTCCACAGTCGTGGAACCCGTGACAATCTCACCCCTGAAATAGTAGTCGAGCGTCGAACGGTTACTTTCGTTGTCGACCTCGTTGACCATGATGCCGACCAACTGAGTTTTTTCGACATAGCTGCGCCGATCAACTACATAAAGGCCAGCCAGCACTTCGTCATTGATCTGAATCTGGCTGCGCTCTGCTAAAACATAAGTGCCCGTAAACTTACTGGTGGGCACGTTGGGCATGGCCGCACCTTGGGCGGGCGACTCAGGATTGTATTCGCTGCGTCGAACCAAGTAGTCACGGGACACCGCATCGAAACGTGTGCCACCAATGTCAGCCTGTGAGTGCGACCAGTTGTCGTCGTCCTGCTCCAGTTGATCGGCGGCGTAGTAATAACGCCACATCTTGCCCTGATCATCGTGAGCCTTGATGTGGATCAGCCGATGATTGGGCCACTTTGTGGTGTCGGGGTGTGCCGTACCATAGTCGGGCACGTTCTTCTCACCAACACGATGATTATCAACCAACTCGTAAAAGAGCAGGTCGTCTACGTTTGGCGTCGGGAAGATTACGACCCTCTGCCGATGTGGGGTCGGATTCATGCGTTAAGGTTATACGTCAGCTTTGTAGGCAAGAACAGAGCCAGAAGTCAGGGTAAAGCCTTTGATCTCCCCGACGATAATCGTACCTACGGGAATAGCTACACCAGTCAGGGCATCACCACTCAATTCAGGCCAGTCCAAAGCGGAGAAGGTTGCTTCCGCAATGACTTGAATGGCACAAATTTCTTCGGTGATCGCAGTCGTCCCAGATTCAAAGATGGCTCCCCCCTTGCCGAGGGATTGTTTGTCGAGTTGGCTACTCATGGAGATAAGATACAGGATTCGGGGTTCGGGGTCAATTCATGGTTTTCTCCGTAAATAAAGGACTAGAGAGGGTACAGTGATCGCCGTTACAAGCACCACGGTAGTAAGCGCGGAGCGAACTGCTTTGCGGCTGATGTTCAGCTCGATGGACTTTTTGAGGTTTATGACTGCTTGTAGGGGAAAGAGGGGACCAAAAGAGGAGAGAACGACAGCACCGTAGGGGACACCTGTGCCAGCATTACACGTCGCAAAAGATATACACCACTCTCGCGCACACAGTCGAAGACTGCTTCAGAGCAGAACAGCTTACCATCCTTCTTTTTCCTGCGACGGCTGAGAAAGCGGAGAACTCCATTGAAATCATACTTCGCGCCCAAATGGCGTTCGCACCAGTCGCGCATTGTTTTGTTCGCGTCTTCTGGCAGACCCACGATGTCGAAGGCTTCTACGTTTGACCAGTCCGCCAATGGCGGACGTTTGCGAAACTTCGCTGGCTTGTGCCACGCCTCGTAGATCGTCCCATCTGGAAACTGAATCGCGGCATGGGAGTAATCCCCATTGGTTTGCCAACGGATTAGACGAGAGATAAGTCCCTTGCCTCTGAATAGTAGAACACGAGGTTGACTCATTTGTTCCAGTTCTTAATCAGCTTGATGAGAGAAAGCAGGGTGAACATTCCACCGATGACCATGATGCCATATTTTGTCCAGAAGTCTAGACTCTGTTGGAACGAAGATATGACCGCAACACTCGCGCCCGTTGTGCCTTTAAGCCAATTTAGAAATGTTTCGTAAGTGTTCATTGAATTTGTGGAAGGTCAGGATTAACTAAGTCGTCTTCGGCTACGTCTACGCGAGCTTCAAGCCCACCTAGCATTGCAACCATAATATCAAACTCTGGGAAGTCACGGGGTGTCTGTGCTTGTCTCAGCGGTGTGTCTAGGATTTCGTCGCTTGCAGGAATCAGTGTCTTGCCAGCGTGATCGCCTGTGTAAATAGGCATGGAGCCAGTAGACCAATAGTGTCCGTGGCCGCGACTAAGTTGTGCCTCACGAATTGCATTAAGCACTTCGGCGGCGGTTTCTGTGGTTGTAATAAATCCAATCATTAGAATGATAATCCTGTGCAGCCTTCCCAAAGGTTTTTAAGTCCGAGAGTGAAGTATTGGTTAAAGGATGAATCGCTTGAGGAATGGTAAAACGCTGCTCCCATTTGACCACCCCAATAGTTAGCGGCTGTTGGGTTAGTTCCGAAATATACATTGATTGCCATAATCAAATCAGTTGAAACATCAGAAAAATCTTGCGATGCCCCACCAGATGTAAATCCTACTCCATTAAATCCAGAAGCAGTTCGTTCATCCAAATATAAGTCTCCACTAAATTCTATTGTTGAGTAAATACGTTTGCCAGTTATGCCTGTGGGAGTGTCTACTTTTGAGCTTCCAGTGATGGCATCATGGTGAAATGACATTACACTTGAAGTTCCTTGCTGCGCTCCATGTCCTAGATTCCCCGCAGTAACAAAATCAACTCCACCCATAGGGCATCCTCCTGTGCTAGAATCTGGGGCTACTTGAAGAAATCCAAACCCTTGACTGCCTAGTGAAAGCCCTTTGGCAACAGAAGAACTGCCTGTATCCATGAATCCAGAATATGACGGGTTGTCAATGTATCCTGCATTATGTCCAATGCTTCCATTGAACGTCCCTTGCGTTCCGCTTACGAGACAGCGGGAGTTAGCAGATGCTTGGCTCCATATTGTCAGATAAAGACGGGCAATATCAGAATACCACCCTTCGCTTTTGCCAGTGGCATAGAACGTATCAATGGCTTGCTTCTGGTCGTCTGACAAGGAAACCCCGTCACCCTCAAGTGCAGCAGCGTATGTAGATGCGTCAGAGTCTGTGAAGGAAAAGCCTCCGCCACTACCAACAACCATGCGGTTGAGACCAAGACCGATGTTCAGTGATGGAGGGACGGGGGCCATATCGGGAATCCTACTGAGTTAATAGTTAAGAGTCAAGTCGCTCGAAATAGGTTGTGAGTGCCGATGAGTATATTTGAGCCAGCTTCTCAGGATCCTCTATGAACTCTTGAGACTCAGTGGCATTACTCCCGAAAAAAGGCTCAAGAACCAC